TTGCAGTTCCTCTCATTCGCATGTTAGAGGCTCGCGCCGCGGCGGAGTGTAGCGCAGCCTGGTAGCGCACCTCGTTCGGGACGAGGGGGTCGCAGGTTCAAATCCTGCCACTCCGACCACGTTTCTCAAGGGTTTCCCGGACCCTGCCCCGACCTAGGGGGACAGATATGGCGACAGAAACCATATCCTAGGTTTTGTTCGCGTCATCGATGAGTATCCCCCTCAGGGGAAGGCCCTGCCCCTTGCAGCGCCGCGAGCGCCAACCAAGCGCGCCACGTCTCGGTGAAGCCGGCGAGTGCATCGTCGCGGGTAAGCCCGCCGCCATACCGCGAGCCGCCGCGCTCAGGATCGTAAACAGCGCTGAACGTCCAATACCAGCGGCTCGTCCCCACCCCGAACGTCCGCCCGATGAGCCCGAGCGTGATGCCGTTGATCGCGACATCATAATCCTCCGAAGGGCCGCCTTCGCGTGCCGTCATGGTGAGCGGCAGATGATCGTGCAGCGCGGCGGCGCCCTCGCCCTCGTTCAGGCCGGCCAGGCGCAGCCACAGGCGCCAGCGGGCGGCGAGCATCGCCATTGCGGCATCGCGGTCGCGGCCTGAACCGTTGGCCGGGCCGCGACCATCAGCAGCTAGGTTTACGGTGCCGACAGACCAAGCCCACGACTTCGACGGGGCGTGGTCCTGAGACTGGATATCGCCCACGAGGAAACCGCCGCTGCGCACATGATAGGCGATAAACTCGACATCGCGCCGCCGCTGAAGCTTGAGCATGCTCAGTCGTCGAAATCTCGCGGCCGCGCCAGGCCGTCCGGGATCTCGCCGAAGGTGGCGAGCACGGTCGGCGCCGAGTGCTCGCCGGTATGCTTATCGATCGAGCGCGAGAAGGCCAGCACACCCGCATGCTTCGGTGCCAGCTCGGCCGCCAGCACGAGCGCGCCGCGCTTGGTGCGGGGCTGCTCGGCATCGCCCTGCTGCAGCAAACCATCCCCATCTCTGTCGATCGGCAGCACCACGAAATACGTCCCGGCCATCCTGTCTCTCCTATGCTCGGAATGAGAACATAGTGAGAACAACCGGCGGCGAGAGTCAAAGAACGGTGCGCAGGCGAAACGATCTGACGCAGCCGAGCGCAAACGCAAAAAAGCCCCGCCTCCCGAAGGAGAGCGGGGCAACCATCTGCGAGAAAGCGCAGGCCTTCAGGTGGCCAGCGTGAAATCGAGGTAGTATTTTTCGCCAACCGCGAACTTGCCATGCAGGGCCGGATTGGCGACCGTCAGAGACAAGGTCCCCTGCGGGGAGAACTTGGCAAACGTGTTGTCTTCGTCGCCGCCATCCGCCGGATAGCCCGTGCTCTTGGCAACAGCGGCCATGTGCAGGACCTCGGCGCTACCGATCAACTCGATGCGATTGATCTGCATCTTTGCACGCATTTTGGTCATCAGTTTTCTCTTAGTGGAATACCTGCCGTTCTCCCCCGGCGGGCTTGGGGATGGTTTGCCCGCCTCCCAATCCGCCGCGATGATCTCGGCCGCGATCCGCAGCAGTTCCTCCCGCGATCCCGACACGCAGTTGTCGCCGATGCTGACAATCCGCAGCCCTGTCGGCCGATGCAGTGTCGCGCGGGTGGAGGGATCGAGCGTCGGCAGCCTGACGATGTCGGCTTGCCGAACACTGGTTGCGTCGTCGCCTGTCATTTCGCCGGCGGCCAGAAACCGGGCGGCGGGCCATCGCGCCACAGTTTCACCCAGCGTATTGTCGCCTCGCACAGCGACATGCCGGTGAGGCCCAGCGCAAAGCCCACCATGCCCTCGAGCGAAGCGACAGAAATGTCAGGCGAGGCCACCCAGCGCGCGGCCAGATGTGCGCCGAGCGGGGTGCAATAGCCGGCCACGGCGGTGCCGACGATCGCGGTGCCGATGTGGCGGGTGAGCGAGCCACCGGGCTTGGTGAGGGAACGCGCCAGCCCGCCGATGCCACCAGCGATGAGGTGCGCGAGTTTGAGGCCTAGCAGCGCGGGCTCGGGCGGGATATCAGCCATCCCCCGCGCTCACGCCGTCGCCGCGCGACGGGCGAGCCAGGTGGAGCCCACGCGCCAGACGATCATCCCCACGCCGGCTGCGGCGCCGCCAATGGCCTCGGTGTTGCCGGAGGCGATGGCGTCATACAGCGCGAGGATCGATTGCGTGTCGGTGGAGGCCAGGATGCCGAACCCGGCCATCATGCCGCCGCCGAACACGACCAACTGACGCAGCACCTGCGGCCATAGGCTTTCCATGGCGCGCGGCGGCGGAAGCGCGGCGATCACCGCCTCGGCGACGGCCGGCGCGTCGCGTCGGGCGAGGGCGTTGTCCGGGTTCTGTGCCACTTTGCTGATGGCCTTGTCGACCACGGCGCCGACGGACGCCTTGCCGCCGAGTGCGCCCTTGAGCGCGCCGACGAGGACACCGAAAATGTTGATGGGCAGCATGCAGGCCTCCTAGGAGCGGGTGAGGAACGAGAGGAGCCAACGCCAGAAAGAAAAAGCCGCCTCGGAGGGCGGCTCGGCGGGGGCAGGGTTGGTGGGTTCGGGGATGGGCGGCGGGGCCGTGATCACCGGGTCGAGCGGCTTGTCGGCGCCCCACCCTGCGGCCACCAGCCCGGCGCGGAAGGCGCGGTGCGCCTTGGCGACCGTGGCGTCCGTGCCATCCACGCCGTTGATGATCCGGCGCGGGTTGCTGTTGGGCGGGGCATCGAGGGCGGCGGGGAAGCTGTAATCCGCCAGCTTCTTGCCGGTGAACAGCCCCTCCGCCATGCCGACGACCGCGATGTCGGCGCCGATCTTCGGATCCAGCGCCAGCGATGGGTTCGCGGTGAGCGGCACGCCGAGGCGCTTCTCGAACTTGAGGTAGTTCGCCTCGTGAGTGATCTGCACCGGGCCTCGCCCGAACCAGCCCTTGCGCCAATAGGGCGTCTTCACCCAGGGCAACTGGCCCTTGGCGAAGGCTGCATCGAGGCGCGCGATCACCGTCGCATCGGACGGGCTCTTGTCCTTGTGCGAGGCGTACACCGTCTCCTTGACGCCGAGCATGTAGCCGCCGGTCTCATGGTGGACCTGGGCGAGGATGTTGGCGAGGTGATGCGGGTCGCTGACGCTGTTGCGCGCCGCCGAATCGAGGATGGCGCCCAGGCCGTCGACCTGAGATTGCGTGAGCGAGCCGCCAAACAGCGACCAGCGCACCCGGTCAAAGAAGACCGTGCGGTTCATGGATCTCTCCGAGAGTGGGTGTGAACGTAAAAAGCCGCCCGATGCGTGGCGGCTTGGTAAAATGTTCCGTTGCGTTACAGTGGCAAGCTTAGCTGCGCACGGGTTCATCAGCGATGAAATGCCCACACCATCGGACAACCCATGGCCTACAAAAAATCCCCCGAAGAGCTACACGACAACCTCATTGAACAAGTTCAATTTCTTAGAACGTCATGTAAGCTATACGATGAAGGCATCAGATCCGAAGCTAAACGGTTAGCATCAGCAGTTTACGTACTGCTACACGACGCAGGACAGCAAAAATCTCTGCTCAAAATGCTGGACTATCGCGGCAAGATGCGTTTTTTGAGTGCTGCTGAACGTCATGAAGAATTGGAGATATATGTTCCTTTGCTAATATACTCAATCCCGGACAAAGGCGGCCATTTTGAACCAAATTTCCCCATCATTGAGCAATCAAAGGATAATCTTCCTCGCCTCCAGTTTCACTCATGGTGGGATGAACCCGTATATTTAAACGGAGCCGATCAGAACCTCAGTCGAAAGAACTTAGTCTATGCGCTTCGTAATCAAGATGGGGGCGGACACGTAGATGCCGCTTTAAGGGACGCTGCGTACCGTTGGTTAATCTTAAAAGGCGCAAAAGGCGCAGCGATCCCCATGAAGGGAGGGATGACGCTTATGTGGAATCCGATGACGAACCCTCGAGCGCTAGAAAACGGGATTTTAAACGGATCCATGCTCGAAATGATCGGCGGCCCGGTAAAAGATGGGCACCTAGCAATAATGCGAGTGATTGCATGGGAGTTGGACGAGACACTCAAATCTGAGGGATTCTGAATGCGGCGGCAACTATCGCATGGATCATTCGTTTCGCCGCGCCCTCGTCTTCGTCATCTATCTCCGCCGCAGTTGGAAAAAACCGCTGCATGGCACGACGCATGTGGGTGGATGGATCCATCAGGTCCTGGAGCGCGCGATCCAACATCCGCTGATCGGCCTCGGACAAATCTTGGAGACATTTAGAAATCCCGGTCGCTATGGCCTTCTTCAAGGTTTTTCGCATATCAACATCCCACTTCAATGCTCGCCTTCACGCCGCCGATCAGGAGAATATGCGAACCGCATAGTCCCCGATGGCCTTGAGAATGGCCGGGCCGGGATGGTTCAGCATGTTGCAGGTCGAAAACGAGCGCTTCGACAAGCTGACAGCGCCAGGGCGGTCGTAGCCCATCAGCGGATAGGTCGGGACGTAAGCGCAGCTCTCGTCACGCGCCGCACGGACTATCTCATCGTGCGTGAACAGCCAGCGCGCCTGCTGCTTGAATGACCACCCGGTGTATGATCCGACGTTCGGGGGGCACATCACCAGAACCTCAGAACCAACGGCCCTGAACTGCTGGATAAGCGATCGAATGTTCGCATACGTGGAGGCCGACCCGGTCTCATTCATCCCGAAGGCGAGCACGACAAGGTTCGGTGCGGCAGCGATGATCACGTTCAGACGCGTTGGGTTAAGAGCATTGTAGCGCCCACTACTATCCGCGCCTGTTCCCGAGGTCGTGCCGCCAACGCCATAGTTGTAGTAGGTAACGGCGGAACCGAAGGCCCTCTCGATCTGGGATTTGATGAACCAGTTCCAGCCGATGTGGATATGGGCGCCTAGGCCCTGGTCGCCATCGAACCGAGAAATTGCGGCCTGCGTGTCGCTCGGAAGATGCTCGAAGTACAGCGGAACGTCTTTGTTTCCGTTTGGCGCGGTGAGCGATCCCGCGCCAATATTCGTGATGCTGTCACCATAGCCGGCGAGGGAAATTGCCTCTCCGCGACGGGCGCGCTTCAAGGTGTTCGGAAGACAGGCGCGGCAGTATTCCAACCACGCTGTGAACTCCGCTTCCTCGCCGTATTTGATGCCCGCCTGACGATATTGATGCAGCGGCATGATCTCCGTGCCATCGACATACACGAGCACGGAGTAGAGAGCGATTTTCCCGCTCGGCACGGCCGGGCGATATTCTTCCGGGTCGATGGCGCGGTCAGTGCCTTTGACGACGGAAAGGCCGCCGCCAGTCGGATCGAGCACCACGAGGTCATAGCGCGATGAATAGCCGGTGTAAGCGACCGACACGTTGAATGCTGCAGTGTTAACGAGGCCGGTGATGATCCCGGCATCTGCACGCAACGCGTAATCGACGCCCTCGGTGAGCACCACGCTGTCGCTCACGCGGGTCACCACAACGCTACGCGCATACTGATGGTCGAGCAGCGCGAAGCCGTTATAGGTCAGGCTTACCACCTTGGTTGTAGAAGCGCTCGGCGGGGCATCGAAGGTGAGTGAGGCGGGCAGAACGGCTAGGTTGCCGGATGGCCGGGCGAGTTCGAGATAGGGGAAGCTCGCCGTGAGGCCTTGGGGCGTAACAAGAGGCTGCTGTGCTCGGGCACGCTCGCCGAGCGTAGGTGAGCCGAGGTCGCTGATCGCGCTGGCGTCTTCGTAAACCTCTAGTGCAACCGTCTCGCGGTTCGCCTGCGGGAAAATCTGCAACGACTTTGTCGTGTTGGACGGCGAGTACCAACCGCGCGGCCAGTCCGGCTCGGCATTGGTCGCGACAGCCCCCTTGCCAACCGACAGCCACTTCACCACATCCGCAACACCAAAAGCGTCGATATCGGCGAAGTAGATCTTTGATGGGTCGGCAGCGATTGCAACCGGGAATGCAGCCCATCGTGCTGTCGTAGCAGATAGCCCACCGGAGACTGCGGACGCGGCGAGGTCATAGGAGCCAACCAGCATATCGTGCGCGCCGACCGCCGGCGCGGTCGCCCCCGGCGAGGTAATGTCGCCATCAGCCAACGGACGCGACCAAACGCGGAGGCGGAGCTTCGTCGTATCGGCGTCAGCCTGCACGGGGATGCGCAGCAAATTAAGCACGGCCTTGCGTGGCACGTTGAACCCGACAGCGAAGCGATAGAACGCCGAAGTCGTATTCATCGCTTCGGTCCAAGTGCGACCAGCAATGAGGCGGCCGACACTCACGGCGGAAGCGGGAACGCGCGCATCAATGATGTCTGCGCGGCCATTCACAGCAGCGATTTCGCCGTCGATGGCCTCAAGCGTCGGACTGACGAGCGCCTTCGTGCGCAGCTCGAATGCGACGGTCTCGCGGTTTGCCTCGGGCAACACCGCTAACCCGTCTGGCCCTATGGCAGGGCGAGTGGTTCCTCGACAGCCGCGAGGGCATGCCCTGGAAAACCAAAGTGCTCGGCAAATACACAGAGAACACGCGCGACCCGGTGATTAGGGCGCATGTGCTGGGGACGACCGGCGTCAAGTCGATCCTCGACTATTCGAGCGACCTGAACCGCGACACCCGAAAGTTCTCGGGGAACATTTCCATCGACACGGTCTACGGCGCGACCACAATTTCGGAGCCGAAATAATGGCGCTTCCTGTCGTCACGATCGATGAAAACGGGTGCTCCAAGCCCGACTACGCCGACGTTCTGTCCTATTTCCAGACGCAGTACCGGGGCATCTTCGGAGAGGACATCTATATCGAGCCGGACAGTCAGGACGGCCAGATGCTCGCCATCTTCGCCGCAGCGGTCGATGACGCGAATGCCATGGCGTTGCAGGTCTACAACGCCTTTTCGCCCTCGACGGCACGGGGCACAGGACTCTCGCGCAACGTCAAGATCAACGGCATCAGCCGGCGGGTGGCCTCCTATTCGTCGGTTGATTTGAAGATCATCGGTCAGGCCGGCACGACCATCGTGGATGGAACCGCGCTCGATACCGCCAACAATCAATGGATGTTGCCGAGTTCGGTTGTCATCCCTTCCGGCGGGGAGATCACCGTCACCGCGACGGCGCAGAACCTCGGTGCCATCCTAGCCCTGCCGAATACCGTCACAAGCATTGGAACGCCGACGCGCGGATGGCAGTCCGTCACCAACGAAGCCGCGGCGGCGCCGGGTGCCCCTGTCGAATCGGACGCGGAGCTTCGCCGACGCCAAACGGTGTCGACCGCGACCCCGTCGTTGACGGTGTTCGAGGGAACGTTGGGCGCGGTCGCTTCGATTATCGGCGTTGAACGTCTCAAGGGCTATGAGAACGACACGGCGCTGACGGACGCAAACGGCCTTCCCCCTCACGCTATTTCGCTGGTTGTGCAGGGCGGCGATGCCGACGAGATAGCGCAGGCCATATCGGACAAGAAAACGCCGGGCACACCGACCTATGGCACGACGTCGGTCGACGTGACGGACGAATACGGTGTGACCCGTGCCATCAAGTTCTATCGACCAACGGCGGCGACCGTGAAGGTGGCGCTTTCGGTGACGGCAATGGCTGGGTACACGGCGGCCATCGAAACTGAGATCAAGCAGACCATCGTCGACTGGGTCAACGCTCTAGAGATTGGGGAAGACGTCGAGTTCGCTGAGATCTATGTGCCGGCCAATCTCAATGGCGCTCTAGAGCGGCGCACCTACAAGATCACGGCAATGACCATCGCGAAGAACGCGGGGTCGTTCGGGGCCGCTGATCTGGTCATCGCATTCAATGAGTCCCCGACATCGACCTTGTCGGACATCGTTATCACGGTGGCATGATGGCGAACGTTGAGGCTTATCTCGCCCTCATTACCCCGTCGCATCGGGACAAGCCGAAGTTTGTCTCGATGGTCCGCGCCCTCGCCGCGCCGGTTGTGGCACAGCAGGATTTCCTCTCCCATTTGCCCGTCGACTTCGATCTTGATGAGGCGATCGGCGTTCAGCTCGACGTGGTGGGCGAGTGGGTTGGGCGGTCGCGCTTCGTCAATACGCCAATCCCCGGTGCGTGGTTTGCCTGGGATGATGACCGCAATGGATGGGAGCAGGGGGTTTGGTATCAGCCCCAGTACGACACCCCGGCGGGAATAACGCGGCTCGACGATGAGACGTACCGCACTTTGTTGCGGGCCAAGATCGCGGCGAACAACTGGGATGGGACGCTGCCGGGAGCAAAAGCGGCTCTGGCCATCATCTTCCCCGGCGGGGCCACAAATATCTTCGTCGTCGACAATCAGGACATGACCGTCACGTTTGGCGTCGCGGGCATCATCCCCACGGTCCTTTTCATCACCCTCCTGGCAGGCGGCTATGTCCCATTGAAGCCCGAAGGCGTCGAGGCCGACTACCTCATTACGACAGTTGATGGACCCATGTTTGGTTGGGACGTCGACAACGAATTTATCGCGGGCTGGGAAGACGGCGCCTGGGGCGCCCCGCCCGACTACTTCACCTCCTGATCTCCGGAGATTTCGATGGCCACAAATGAGTTCCTGCCGTTTGCGACGGCGGGCGGCGCGAACGTGCAAACGCAAGCCGAGTATGCGGCAGAGCCTTCGCGACTTGCTGGCGTCGTCGCGGGGCGAGCAAAATCCTCTCTCGCCAATAAGTCGTGGCGTCAGTCTGCTTCGATGGCGGCCATGTTGGGAGCCTATCTGGCGAACAACAATCACGATGCTCTTGATGACGGTGATGTCGACGCCCTGCTCGACGGCTTCACCGCCTCGGTGCGCGCGCTCGCCGCTAACCGGTTGGTCGCCACGGGCACTGCGAGCGCCCTGACGGTGACTCTCGACCCGGTGCCGGCGTCCTATGCCGAACTGAACGTGCTGTGGGTCCAACTCGCCAGCACGATCACCGGTGCCACGACGATCAACGTCAACGGTCTCGGCGCCAAGAACGTCCTGCGAGGCGACGGCACTGCTCTCAAGGCGGGCGACGGCGTCGTTGGTCAGGTGCTGATGCTGCTGCGCAACGGCGACGACTGGCAGGTTGCCGGGCTCAGCTCGGTGTCGCTGCCGCCGCGCAACATCGTTCGCTACACGACGGCTGGAACGTACACCTTTGTGGTCCCGGCCGGCGTGTATCTCGTCTACGTCGAGGTGCAGGGCGGCGGCGCAGGCGGCGGCGGTGCGACAGCAAGCACCGGCAGTGGTGGCGGCGGTGGGGGCGGCGGATACGCCGAGGGTTGGGTGGCTGTTACCCCCGGCCAGTCCATCACGGTCATCGTCGGGGCTGGCGGTACGGCCGGCAATGGCGCCACCCCGACCAATGGCGGCGCCGGCGGCACATCCTCCTTCGGTTCGACGGCGCCCGTATCGGCTACCGGTGGAGCCGGAGGCACGACGCAATCGGGGGGCGGCGGCGCGGGCGGCTCCGGATCAGGCGGCCAGATCAACCAGCCGGGCGGCGTCGGCTACGGCGGCACATACATCAATGGAACATCGACGCCGGTCGGCGGCAACGGCGCGCCGTCCTATCGGGGCCCGGTCATCCCGGCGCTTGTCAGCGGCACCAGCGTCAACGGGTTCGGCCCCGGCGTCGGCGGCTCCGGCTCGGCGTACACGGGCTCCGCGACCAACGGCGGCACGGGTCAGCCCGGCCAAGTTACCATCCGGTATTGAGGAGAGATCATGCGCTACGCACGCGATACCGATGACATCATTGTCGAGGTGATCGACCTCCCGGAGGGGACGGAGCCGGTGAACGTCTTTCATCCCGATGTCGCCGGTCTGTTCTTTCCGGTCGGCGGGGATGTCGAACCGTTCTGGACCCGCGACGGCGACGGCTGGGTGGCGCCGCCGGCCTATGTTTCCCCGCCTCCTGCCGTCGCCGACTACTCCGCGGCGATACAGTCCATGCTCGACGCCAAGGCCCGCGAGCGCGGCTATGAGGGAATCCTGTCCGGGGCCAGCTATGCGGGTGATCCCAACCCGGTCTACGCGGCAGAGGGAACGACCCTGAAGGCGTGGCGCTCGGCGGTGTGGACCTATGCTAATGCCGAGCTCGCGGCCGTGCAGGCCGGCGCCAGCGAGGCTCCGACCGTCGAGGCATTCCTCATCGAGATCGACCTCGCCTGTCCCTTTGCCTGGCCGGAATAGTCCGCGCCGCACGCCGCCTTTCGCAGCCGCCTCCGGGCGGCTTTTTTCATGGCCGGAGCAATGTGAATGGCCCTACCGACTCTCGTCCTATACCGCCGCGCCAATGCGCCGGCCGTGCGCATCGTGCTCGAAGATGTGATTCTCACGGGGTCGATTATCGAACTCGATGTCACCCCGAAAGAAAGCGGCGTCACCACGACCTATTCTACCGGCGGGAGCGGTCTGACCCTCGACGGCGCACATACTGTCATCTGGACCTATACCGAGGCTGATGCATTGGCGATCCCCCTGGGGGGGTGGACGGCGTTCGACCTCTACCGAGTCGTCGCCGAGGCCCGCGAGAAGATCGGCGCCGGCACTGTCAAGGTCAACGGCGTCGGTGGCTTTGAGCAGCAGCCTCCCGTCTTTGTGGAAGTACCTGGCATCCAAGGCCCTGCGTTTGCCGTTCCCGAGGGAGAATGGGAGCCGCGCCTTTATCCGGCTAGCAGCTTCGTCCAGCACAACGGGTCCTCGTGGTGGACTGAGGTCGAGACGAGCGGCGAGCCGGGTGTCAGCCCGGATTGGCAACGGTGGCTCGATGGATCGGGGGCTGAGGCGGATAGGGCGGCGGCGGAGAATGCCGCGGTGACCGCGACGGGCGCGGCTGAGGTTGCCGTTCCTGCCGCCGCTACCGCTGTCAGCGCCGCCGAAACCGTTGTCCCGCTCGCGGCTCAGGTTGAGGCTGATGCTACGGCCGTTGAGACGGCGCGCGCTGAGGTCGCGGCTAACACAACGACGGTCGCCACGAACACCGCATCCGCAGAAGCGGCAAAGGACATCGCCGAGGCCGCCGCGCTCGCGGCCCAGCAGGCCGTCGCTAACCCATCCGTGGCCTATGACCTCCTCACCACCCTGAATGCCGATCTAGTGCACGCTGCCGGCACAGTCGGGCAGGTGCTTGCGGATGGCGCGAATAACGGCTTTTACGTCAAGGTTGGCTCCTCCGGCACGGGGTCGTGGTCGAAGAAGTCGAACGCCACGGTGCCGGCGCTTGATGTGCGGACGGGGGTTCTGGAGACCACGACAAACTACCAATCCGCGTCGCTCTATCAGCTTGCTCAAGTCCTACCGATCGAACAGGGCGCCGATATCGTTGTTTCTTCGCGCGCTTGGCTCGGAACGGTTTTCACTCCTGCCACCAGCTTTGCGCGCTGGGCTGTGGGCGTAAACCCCGGCAGCGAGGTCGCGTATTCGGGTTTAACTCTCTATCTCCAGTCCGTCGTTGCGACGACGACATTGACGCTTGATGTGATCCGCCGCCCGCTTGCCGATGGTGATCTGATCGACCCCGGCAGCACCCGGCCCGGTGACGGCCCGCACGACGCCACCGTTTATACTCACATCTATACTGTAGCCGAACTTGGCGTGACGCTCACCTCGGCTGCAGCGGTTGCCTTCCCGCTTCCCGATCTGTTGGCCTCCTCCGCGTTCATCTATTTTTTCGTGGTGACGCCGCGCGACGCCTCGAATGCGCAGACGACTATGTCTGTCGGCAAGGGAGCGCAGGACAGCGTGGCGCGGCCCAATTGGGCGCGCGGCTATTACTCCAATGCCGGGTTTGTCGGCTTCGCACGGCCTGCGCGGGTGCATCGGGGACATTGACCCAGAAATCCGGGGTGCCGCCTCCGAACGAGTAATCGCCGCTCGCGTCGAGCTTTCGGTATTTCATGGCGCACCGTCCGGGGGACCGGAGAGACCGCCGCCGGGCTGCACGTCCTTATGAACATGGGCGAGGAAGGAAATGCCGGAGATGATCAGATCGCCGTCGATCGTGACATTTCCCGTACCCCCGGCCATGGCAATGCCTTCTGCCGCAGCAATCGCCACAGCCTTGTCCGTCGCCACGGCGACGCCAGTTTCGGGGTTGAGCGATATCTTGGTGTTGTTGTCGTCGGAGCGGATCGTGACGCTGTCCGTGTCGACGTCTTCCAGCGCCTTCGGGTTCGAGCGGTAGCCGAGCTGCGCGAACCCGTTGGACAGGCTGTGCATGCCTGCGTCGGTCGCGTTCTGCTGGCCGCCCGACTGCTGCCACGCACCGGGGGCGCGGGCCGCAAAGTTCACCAATACTTCCTCGCCTCCCTTGATCGGAAACGTCATGGTGACGCCTCCACCGGAAGGGAACTGCACGGGCACATCAGGGAGGATGGGGAGATCAACCGAGGACTGAGAGCCGTCCTCTGCCTTGACAAATCCCTTCACCGAAAGCTGAACCGAGATGGTTTGCTTCTGCCGGTCGTAACTGCCGGGGACGACAGTGCCGGGCGCCGAGGTCCACAGGCGCGATAGCCTCTCCTCCACAGCGGAGCGGATCAGTTCTTCAAGGTCGGGGGTTCTCGTGCGGATATCCATCAGATGCGCCCTCCCGACGAACTGTTCGTGGCGGGCGGCGCCGGATCGAGCGTGACGCCCTTGTTCACGAGGCCGATAGGGAGCGGCCCCTGACCATCGGCGCGAATGCAGATGAACTCGCAGTACCAAGGCTGGCCGCGCGTATCCCCGAGGAGGTCGACGGACAGGACTTTGTAGAACCCATCGGTTGCGGTCGAAGGGATCATCGAATTAGAAACGTCGCCTAGATACGACGGGTCGAACGCCGCCTGATCGATGCTCTTCTCGTCGATCTTGACGATCACACCGGGCCGGACCTTCGGGCTGATCAGGCACTTGCCAATGATGCCGTCGAAGGTCTGCACGGGGCGCCAGATAAGGCCCGTCGAGGAGTTGAGCACAATCGCGCCGCCGCGATCCGCCTCGTCATCCTTGGTGATGTTCAGCTTCTGGTCCTGGATGTACCAAGACGTCTTGGTGGCAAACCCGATATCCCGGAGAAGGTCGCGGGCCATGCCGAACAGCGCCGCGCCGCGCGGCATCTTCGTCGCCCCGAGGTCGGCAATGTTGCCGGCAGTTATGCCGAAGGGCTTCATCGCATCCAGCGCGACGTTGACCTGATCCCGGAACGTGTGACCGGCGGCGAGCGTCTTGTTAACCGTCGCGTTGTTGTAAGCTCGGTCTCCGGATCGGGCGAGCAACGTGACGTAGGTGTCCGTCACGGTCTCGCGACCAAGCCGCTTCTGGATAATCTCGCCCTCGAACACGATGGCGGTACTGCCGACATATCCAGCCGAAAGGGACAGTCGCTGCCCCTCCTTCCGGATCTTCTGAGCGGTTTGCTCGCTCAGATTGGTGATGATCACCTCGCACCAGTTCGGGGTCTGGAGGCGGTCCTGATGGACCTCGAAACGGATGCGGAAATCGCTGGCGTCGATAAGGGATTGTCCCGTGTCGATCGTCAGCTTCCAGTCGCGGATCCACTGTCTGGTCATGGCGTGGTGAAATACGCTTTGCCGTTTGTGCCGAGGTTCTCGAAGGTCGGCTCGACGAGGGTGTCATTATCGGTCGCGACCGTGATCGTTCCCGCGAACCCGAGATAATCGAACTGTTGCAGGACGTTCTCGCCAGCCGTCAGCGGCAGCCCCGCCACAAGGGGCGCGCCGGTGGAGGTGGCGATGTCGATGAACCACCCGCCCTCCGGGCTGTCAGCCCAGGCAAAGCGCATCTGGTACTCGATCTCACCAAGGGTGATTGTCATCTTCTGAGCCATGGGGCTCAGAGGGAATTCAAAGGTTGCCATGACGGGCCGTCCTACTGCGCACGCAGTTGCTGCGTTCCGACGTTCGCGGTAGCCGCCGTCTTCGCCGGGTTGGCCTGAGCGTAGGAGGGTGAGCCGGTCGTCTGCGTCGACGTGATGATCACCTGTCGCAGCCGCGCCGTGACCATCAGCGTGTTTTCAGAATGCTCGTCGGTGATGACGATAAGGTCGCTGACGAGCATGTTCGAATAGGACCGCTTGCCGGTTGAGACGTCGAACGGTTCGCGGGCCTGCTGGAGCGCCTGAAGCTCGGCATAGACCTCATCGATGTAGCCGACATATCCAGCCGTCGAATCCGACCATCCGCACCGCATCTCGACGACGAAAGGCGCCATGAAGGCGTGGTCGGAAATCGCCGCGCCCAACTCCACGGGATGATCCGTGATGATCAGGGTGTCGCGGTTGAGCTCCTGCATCACGACGTCCGGGATGATGGTCCCAATGGAGCGTGTGCCCGAGCGGATCAGCGCAAAGGCGTCATCGAAGAGAGCCATCTAATCACCGCTCATGAAAAAGGGCGGCCGAAGCCGCCCCATTATGTCCCCTCGCCTACAATGGCATCCGTGGGCTCGCCTCTCAGGCGTTCGCTTCGAAGAACGATAGGGAGGCCCGTAGCAGGTTGAGAACTGCTGGGTCCCCGTAAAGGTCTTCCAGTTCCTCCGTCGCGAGGCGAAGCGCCTCACGAGCGCCTTCGTGGGTTGTGCAGGCTGGGAGTACCCCAGCCCTGAGATTGTCGTCGATAGGCGTTTCCCATGTGTCGGGAATCTCGCCGTCTACAACTGGGCCGGCGGGAGGTCATCATCATCGAGCGCCTGGTCGTTCCATAAATGGGAACTTTTCTCTTGTTCCAACTTTGGGAACTTGATATAAGCAGCCATGAGGATCGTAGCCCGCGGCAATCTCGTTTCATTCTGGGATAAGCATCCGGAAACCAAGGCTCCGCTTGAACATTGGCTGCGTCTCACCAAGGACGCTAAGTGGCTTTCAACAGGTGACGTGCAGGGCAGCTTTCCGAAAGCAAAGGTGCTCAATCGCGAGCGTGTCCGGTTCGAGGTACATGGCGGCGACTACCGCCTGATCGTCGCCTTTAATTTCCCGTTCCAGATCGCATTCATCAAGTTCATCGGGACGCATGCAGAGTACGACCGGGTCGACGCCCTTACGGTGTCACGGTTCTAGGAGGCAACTATGAACATCATCCCCATTCGCACCGAGGGCGATTACCTCACCGCGCTTGCCGAGGTTGAGCGTCTCATGGACGCCAAGCCAGGCACCGTCGATGGCGATATGCTCGACATCCTCACCACGCTCGTTGAGCACTATGAGGATCGGCGCTATCCGATCTCAAAGTCAGACCCTATCGAGATCATCCGTTATGCAATGGACGAGCGGGGGGCAACGCAGAAGGATCTCGCGGCTCTTTTTGGCTCGAAATCCCGCGCATCCGAGGTTCTGAACCGCAAACGTCCTCTTACCATAGAGATGATCCGGACGCTTAACCGTGAGTGGCATATCCCGGTAGAGACGCTGATCGAACCCTACGATCTCAGCGGCGCGAAAGATGACAATTACGCCCCTGTCGCACAGTCGGCCTAAGTCGGTCGCCTAACCGAACAGCGCATCGAACAGCGCGGGCGTCATCTCGCGCGACGAGGCCAGCTTGTCAGCCTCGTCTCCTAGCACGCGCCCTTCCGCCAATCCCACGGCGGCACGAACCGCCCTTGGCAGACGCAGCCCTCGACGGCGGCATTGATTTGCGCGAGACTCCCCGCTTTTACGGGAGGCTCGGATGCTGCGGGTGTTGCTCATCGCAGTTGCACTATCGGTGACTTGCCTTGGAGCGCCGGCTTCTGCTGGGTCGGTGTCCTGGGATGTCGCGGTTAAAGCTCTCTGCACATCGACCTCGCAAAACGACTGCTGGGTGAAGTCAGGGGCCGCGATGTGCGGCACTCCGGCCGGGGAGCGGTGCACTCCCCTTCCCGACAACGCCCCCGCCCAGATCATCGGGCGCGCGAATGCCACATGGCAGGTAGTAACGTCCTTTGGCACCGGCTGGGTGTTTGGTCGCGACATGATGCTCGATCAAACCGCGATTGACCGCGTACAACGCCAAGATTTCCCTGTGGTCGACGTCGAGGCGAATTGCCGGCAGTGGATGACATCTGAGGTGAACTACGGCGAGTGCGTGCGTCGCGAGCAGTCGGCCTATGACGCCTGCCGGGATGTGTGGCCCCTCCTCTCGGATGAAGGCCGCAAGGCTGTTCGGTTCTGGGAACCGGCCTCCAAGGCTAGTCTGGGTATGAAGAACCCTGCCTTTTACCAGAACCTCTATACCGCGGTCTCTGTCCAGTTGGAGCGGCAGAGGTTGGCGAGCCCGGCCCCCACGTTCAGATACTAACGCGTCGCCCCCTGGAAGCTCCGCATCAGGTTGGCGTTAACACCACGCTGGCTCGACGACACCGCATCCGCTGTGGCCTGCGGGTCGTTCGCACCATTGACCACGATAGAGGTGGATGGCGCGAACGACGTCGCGTTGTTCGTCACGCTCGGCGCCGGCATCAAAGCTGCCGCGTTCGACGCATCATCCGCCCTCAATGTGTTGAGCGAGTGGATGGTGTCGAGCGCCTTGGGGTCAATCTTGATGTCCTGCCGCGGCGGGGCGAGCGTCGCAGGCTCTTGAGCCGCGATGGGCGGGTTTTCCTGGAAGTACTTGTCCCACTTCCCTGCGATCCCCGCGCGACCATTTGCGGCGCCCATGGTGTCAGCAGGGCGCTCGAACCGGGTCGATACGATGGCCGCTGCTTCTTCCGGCGTCTTGGCCTGACGTAGAGCACCGCGTCGGACCAGCCGGCGGGGCTGACCGTGGGCACCTCCAACCGCGTCGGACCAGCCGGCGGGGCGGGCGCGACCGGGAGCGCAGCCGTCACGATCTTGTCGACCTCAACGGCGACAACGTCGAGCATGCGACGCGCGAACCGGGCTTGCTCGATCAGATCATCGGCGGGGTGCGCTTCAGCGGCCATCGGCGTCACGCTCCCGAACGGGGCAACTGCGGCACCTGTCCGCTTCGCCGGGCTTCACCCACGGTGCGATCCAGAGGGCCGTCTGCGACGAACCGCGCGAGGCCGACAGCAGCGTCCTCGCGGTCCATGTCCGCAGCAAGCGCGGCAAGCCTCTGTTCCAGAAGTGCGATTTGATCTCGCACATGTTCGAATTCGGCACGAGCTTTGGCCTCCTGACCCGCGTTGGCCTTGTCGATGGCGGCACGCACTCTCTCGACCACACTGGCGCGGGGGTCTGTGCTCTCGCCGTAGAAGAAGGTTTTCGCCTGCCGGAAGCTGATGCCGGCCCGGCGCGCGGCGCGGGCAAGCATGCTCTCGCGCGTGTCGCTGGGGAGCCGGGGGCCCGCCAGAACCATCATCGAGCGCTTCATTTCGGACGCGACGTTCATCTCACTTTCCAGTTTTCTGGACGGAATTTCCGGCATTCTGGAAACCTCTCGTGCTGATCTGTTGATCGACACGAGAGGCCACACCGGAGGACTTGCAGACATGAAGGAAGGCCGGCACGCCGCAATGATTGAAGCGACGACGTGCCGGAAGGTGCCGGGCGCGAACGCTCGGGAGGAAACGATGACGCGGGCGGAGGGTGGTCAGACCCTCCAGTCGCGCGGTCGTATGGGAATGAACGGACGTCATGCCGGCTCGACCTCGCGTGAGGGCGTGGGAGCAAGCAGCGAACGGAAACAGTCGATCGACGGCGTCTGGACAGGGCGGAACTGCGCCGACCAGAACCAGCGATCAAGGTCGATCTCGACGAGCCGGAGATAGATCCGGTCGGAAAATTCCTCGACCTCCAGAACGGTATAGATGATGCCCTCGACGGCTAAACCGCTGATCGTGCATCGAACGCCGCTCTCGTCGAACCACTCGTCATCGATGCACTCGACGAGCTGTCCTGGCACGAAATGGCAGGTGTCAGGCGCGGTCATGATCGAGCCCTCAGAAGGGGATGGATTCGTCGTCAACCATCACGTCGTCGGCGCGGTCCCACGGCGACATTTCCTCGGTCAGCACGTCGGTCTTCTTGGAGACGCTGATGGTGCGCAGCACGAAGAACTCGATGCCCGGATGCGCGCGGGCGAGGCGTTCGGCCTCAAGCGTGGCGTGCGCGCGGGTCTTGTGCCGCACGGTCGGCTGGCGCTGGCCCAGGCCGTAGACCATGAAGAACGGCTGGTGTCTCATGCCGCACCTTCCATGCTCGGCGCGGGGGCGGCCGGTGCTGGGGCGGGCATCTCGCGGGATCGGGACATGAAATCCCGCACCCGCTCGGCCGTCACCATGCTTGGCGCTCGCCCTTGCCGAAGCTCGTGTACGAACCGCGGGTCCTTGAGCGCATCAACGCCAAATCGTGTCGCAGACACCCCGCGCTCGGCGAGGAACTGCTCAACCTCAGATCGGAAAGCTTCCAGCGTGCTCATGAAGCGTAGGATATAGGACTATTCCTACGATGCAAGAGGCAAAATCCTATTCGCTTCACAAATCGCGCGCAGGTAGTTTTCGCGGCATGGATGCCGTGCGCGCTCTCATCGTTCAACGTGTTGAAGATCTTGGCTTAGACCTCGCCGACGTATCGCGGCGGCTGGGCATGAACCATGCGTACATGCAGCAGTTCCTGAAGCGCGGCGTCCCCGCCAAACTCAAGGAGGAGACGCGGTCCCAGTTGGCGCGAATCCTCAACGTCGACGAGGTTGCCCTTGGTGCGCAGCCAGGGCGCCGAATTGCCCCACCGGTGGACGGCCCGCATCCGGACCCCGATGAACTGTCGTCGGAAGATGTCGCGGCAGCAGCTACCCACTTCAATCCGGACGAAACACCAACCGTCGGCAGCGAAACCGGGAGGCGCGGAGTTCCGAAGGACACCCTCGTCCAGCTCGACGTGACCGGCGGCATGGGCGGCGGCGGCCTGACGATCATTTCCGACGGCGTGCCAGGCAAGAGCGGCATGACGTTCGCAGCCGAGCACGTTCGCGATTATTGGCGTCTGCCACTCGACCTGATGGCGGGCATGGGGCTTCGCCCCCATGACACCATCGTATTGCCGGTGCAGGGCGATTCGATGCTTCCCACGCTGAACGAGGGGGACTTCGTCTTCGTGGACACCAAGCACCGTCTCCCCTCGCCTGATGGCCTTTACGCCCTTACCGACGAGTTCGGCGGCATCATCGTGAAACGGTTGGAGGTGTTGGGCCGGCGCGGGGATGACGTCGTCGTGCACGTGATGTCCGACAACGAGCGGCACCCTTCGAAAGAGCGTTTCCTGTCGGACATGCAGATCATCGGCCGGGTCGTCCGTCGATTCGGGGTTATCGGATGACATCGCGGGGCTGCCTTATCGTCGCCGCTGTCGCCGGCTTCATAGTGGCCGCGCCGGCGCGCGCTGACGACTACGCCGGTCTGGTCAAGAGCTTGGTCGACAGCTCATTTCGCCACATGGCCCTGACCTTCGCGTGTCAGCGCTACATCGGTGACGCGCACTACCACGCCGCACGAACGATCGCCGAGGGGAACCTGGAACTGGCCGGTTTTGGGCGTGACGAGGCGGTCCTTCACGTCGATCAGATGGACCAGAAATTAAAAGCTGACGCGCGCCCCGCACCCAAGGGGATTAGCGCCCAAGTCTGCCTTTCCCAGATGGCCGAGACGATGCAAAAGCTGAAGGTCGCTCAGGCTGAAATGAGAATTTTTCTATCCAAGCAGCCGGGCGACCCGGCAAAATAGCGGGCCGACGCCCCGGACAGCCGCCGGACAGATCGCGGACAAAACCCGGACAACTCGCCCCGCCTCGCGCGCGAGCGTCACGCGCGGTTTGCCGTACGCGCACGCGGGGTATTAGAACAACCTTCTACATATAGGTTCCTCTCCATTCTGAATCGTCGCTCTCCGGTGGAAGCGCCGCAATAAGCGGCGCACTTCCACTCCATGAAGCAGAGGGAACCTGGACAGGTTCTCCCTAGCGACCCGCGAAGCCCTCTTTCGGCCCGCACCTCGGACACAGCTCGGACATCGGCGGAATGCGGACGGCGCGGGGCGGCTTGAGCGCCGCCCGCCGCTTCATGTCGACATCGTAGGAAAAATCCTATTGACACCGAAATAGGACTATTCCTATAGTGACGACATCAGCCGACGCGCTGACGATCCAGCAGGCGATGGAGCCGCCAAGATGCACCAGTCCCTTCAGAACATCGTCGACCAGGCCCGCAACATGATGCAGGCCCAGCCGGAGACGGCCGCCGCCCTCATCGAGGCGCGCTCCGACGAGCTCGACGAGATGCACGTCCGCGCCGGAAACGGCCACCACCGCACGCTGCAGTCGATGGCCCGCACCGGCCTAACGGCCTTCGACCTCCGCCTCGCCATCGACGAGCTGCGCGCCATCGCGCGGGGCGACGAGGCTCCCGCCATCCAGATCGCTGCGGAGTGAGCGCGATGGACGCCCGCACGCACCTCGATGCGGCGAAGGACATCGCCCGGCTGGCCAAGCTCTACGCGCAGGCCGTCGAGCAGTCCGAGCGCGCTTCCGATGTACGCGCCGCACTCCCCATCGGCTCCTCCCGTGCCCGCGTCACCACCGCGAATGCCCGCTGGATGAGCGCCGCCGAGAACCGCGACCGCATCATGAATTCGCTCGTGAAGGCCATGGCGGACGCCGGCCTGATCGTGAAATGGAACCGCTGAGATGACCCGCACCACCCCCCGCGTGATCGATAACGACCGCGACGAGATCACCGTGACGCTGGACGGCCGGGAAATTCGCGGCTGGTCCTACCGGAGCGATGCCGAGCGCCGCACCAAGATGCTCGCCGCCCGCGAATTCTGCGAGGGCTGGCACGCCGCCCTCGCCGCCGCCCGCCCCGCGCTGAACGAAGTTCATGGGAGTGCTGCGTGATGTTCGTCAGTCGATATCAGGACCGGCCATCCACGCTCAAGGTCGAAAACAAGATCGAGTACAACGGCAGGAAGGGGACCGTTTATTCCCTCAATGAGTGCAACATCACTGTTTGGGAAGATGGAGAGGTCACGGCGCAGCGCAAGTATTACGCCAAGAGCGAGCCGGAGAGCACCTTCCCCAACATGACGGTCAACGATGGGGCCATCAATCTCCCGATTGACGATCTTGTCGTGTTCCTTCTGGCGCGCATCAAGCCGGAAGAACTGGCCGAAGGCATCATCAGCGATGACGACGCCCGCACCGCGCTGCTCGACAAGCTTGCCGAACGCTACAACGAGCCTGGGTTCACCGACGCCGATCGTCGGGCCTTTCTCACCAAGGTTCAGCAGCAGGTCTATGCGGAAGCCATCGGCCGAGCGATCGAACGGCTGAACAAGGCCGAGGAGTCGCACCGCGCCCGCGATGATTATTACCGGTGGCGGGCCGTAGAGACCGGGCATTACCGGGGTCTGTTCGAGAAGTATCAGGCCGCACTCTATGAGCTTCGCGAGGCCGGGAACCTTGACGACAGTGGGGTTCAGCGCCGCCTCGATATGCACACGCGCCCTGATGCTCTCGATGAATCCATCAAGCATCACCGCGATCCGGTCGTCAGGGAAAGTGTGGGCGAGCACTGGCACGAGAGCCGGGAGTATTGGCGCACGAGGCTGGAAGCGTTCTTCCCGGAGCCTGCTGACGAGCCGTCCCCCGCGCTGAACGAAGCGGGGGTGTGAGATGGCGAAGATCAACGATGGCGGCCCGGGCCGAGGGCCGGTCATGAACCGCGCCCCCGTCACCGCCTCGCTTGTCCTCGCCCAGGTGCTCCCGCTGGCGCTCTGCCTCGGCGGACCGGTTCTCGCGAGCGCCGCCCTGTTCTTCATCATCGGAGGCTGACATGGCCCGCAAGTTCTATCAGGACTTCGACCGCGACGACGAGACGCCGGTGACAGTGCAGTTCACCTATAGCGGCGGCTGCTCGGTGCATTACGGCTCTTTCAACTATCCCGGGCACCCGGCCGAACCTCCCGAGGTCGAGATTGTGAAGGCGTTCAACGATGCCGGCGACGTGAAACTTACGGACGCCGAAGACGAACGCATGACGCTCTGGATCATGGAGAACTTCGAAGACGACGGTGATGATTATGATTTCTGATCATATCTCCATCGGCCTCCTGACCTCTCCGCTGCCGTTCCTCCTGTTCGGCTTCTGCCTGGGTGGGCTGCTGACGCTCTCCGTCGGCCTTGCCGCCTCGGAGTTCATTCACCGTCGGCGAGGGGCTGTCGTCGCCGCCCGCGCGACAACCGAGCGGCGCTACGAGCTCGCCCTGCGCGACATCCTCGCCGCGTTCGACCGTGGGGACGATCCCCGTCGTATCCGCCGGATCGCCCGGCGCGGCCTGTACCCGCACGCCCTCGCGCTCGAGGACGAGCCTGTCATTCCGGAGGTCAGCCATGGATGACACCTTCCAGCCGATCGGCGCCGTCGCCGCGCGCGTGGTCGAGAAGGCGGCCGCCCAGCGGGATATCGCCGACGGGATGCCGGTTCACGCCGACCCTGGCGTGATCGACAAACCGGGCTTCTATGACCTCGTCGATGCTCGGTACCACGCCGATCCGGTCATTGAGCCGTCGCTGTCGTCGTCGATGGCGGTCACGTTGCTGCAGAGCAGCCCGCGCCATGCGTGGATCGAGCACCCGCGCCTCGGTGCATCTGCGGAGGAAGCTGATGACGAGGAGTCGGATCGGGCGCCGACGCGGGCGATGGAAATCGGGACCGTCGTCCATGCCCTACTGCTCGGTCGCGGTGCTGACATCGTCCAGATCGACGCACCAGCCTATCGCGCCAAGGAGAGCAAGGAAGCGCGGGCGGCGGCATACGCAGCGGGAAAGTCCCCGATCCTGGCGCCTGACATGCGCAAGGTCGAGCGGATCGTCGCGGCAGCGCGCGAGCAACTCGCTGCGGACCCAGAAACCGATGACATGCTCGATCACGGCTTTCCTGAGATCGTGATCGCATGGCGCGACAAGGCCGGGCCCTGGTGCCGGGCGATGCTCGATCACCTCAAGATAGGACGAGCCGGCGCGACGATCACTGACCTCAAGACCAGTGCCGTCTCCATCAACCCGAACGAGCGGTCACTCGGCTGGCGTATCGCCGACATGGGATATGAGGCGCGCGCGGCGTTCTATGAACGCGGGCTTGTCACGCTCATGCCCGACCTCGCCGGCCGCATCCGCTTCCGGCATGTGTGGCTGGAGACAGCTGCGCCCTATTCGCTTGTCGTCTCCGAGATGGACGGCGGGGCGCAGATCATCGGCGCCAAGAAGGCGTCCGCGGCCATCGGCATCTGGCACCGCTGCCTTTCGGCCGGCACCGCAGCGAAGCACTGGCCGCGCTATGGCTCCGGAGTTCATCGCATCGACTATCCCGCCCGCGCCGAGAATGACTGGCTGGAGCGCGAGATGACCGATCCTGACGTTCAGGCTGCGTTGCGAACCGACCCGTTCCTCAACAGCCCGATATCTCCCCCGCTGGCGCCCAAGCACCGAGCGCAGCTCGACACCCTTATGGGAGGCTGACCGATGGCATTCGTGTTCAATGACGCCGTTCGCGGCGAGGTGCCGCTGATGATCGGCCTCTGCGGCGGCCCCGGCGCCGGCAAGACCCTGTCGTCGCTCAAGCTCGCGAAGGGCATCCAGAACGTGCGCGGCGGGCCGATTGCGCTGATCGATACCGAGGGCGGTCGCGCTCAGAAGTATGTCGACATCGTCCCATTCAAGACCGTGGTCATGCGCCCGCCGTTCAATGCCGCGCGCTTCGACGAGGCGATCGATGCGGCACGCGCTCTGAACCCCGCCTGCATCATCATCGACTCCATGAGCGACGAGCACGAGGGCGAAGGCGGTATGCTCGACATGCACGAGGCCGAGCTGACCCGCATGGCCGGTTCGGACTGGTCGAAGCGCGAGCGCATGACGCAGGCCGCATGGATCCGCCCCAAGGGAGAGCGGAAAGGGCTGGTGAACAGCCTGTACCAGATCACGACGCCGATGATCTTCAACTTCCGGGCGCGCGAGAAGACGAAGCAGATCAAGAACGAGCGCGGAAAGATGGAGCCGACCAACATCGGCTGGCAGCCGATCGCCCCGAGCGAGATCGTGCATGCCATGGATGTCATGGCGGTGCTGCCGCTGAAAAGCGATGGCGTGCCGCTCTGGCGCTCCGGCGATGTCAATCAGGACTTTGTCATCAAGCACCCGATTCAGTTCCGGGGCGTGCTGGTGGATGGCGAGCCGCTTTCCGAGCGTATGGGCGCAGCGCTGGCGCAATGGGCGCGCGGAGACGTCATTGGCGGATCAGCCGGCCGCACATCTGGCGCGCAGACCACCCAGCCAGGCAGTGCCCAAGACGACGCCTCGGCCATTATGGCGAGCGGTCGCCGATCGGCGGCGTCGGGGATGGACGCGCTCAAAGCGTGGTGGACCGCACTGTCCCCCGCCATGAAGCGTCAGGTGAAGCCGCTCATGGACAGCGAACTCAAGCCGACTGCATTGGCGGCCGACGATCCGGTCGAAGACCCCTTCGATGACATTCCCGAATCCGCGAAGGTCGCTGCACCCGCTTCCTCGGCGGCCGACGTGGAGAAGGCGGGGGCCGCTGGCTCCATCAGCGAGCCCCCGCCGGCCCATTCCTCCCCGAGCGAGTTCCTGGAGCAGTGCCGCGCGCACATCGCCGCCGCGACCGATGCCGACGCGCTGGGGGCGTGGTTCCGTAGCGAGGAGCAGAAGCAACTCCGGCTCCAGCACGAGCTTATGGCCGACGAGATCGACGACTTGCAGAGCGCCGTGAAGGCGCGCGTGACCGCGCTGCGCCGGCAGGAGGGTTGATCGATGAATCTGACGATCATCATCAGCATCGCGGCGGCCTATCTCGCGATAGCCCCTGCCTTCATCCGTGCGCCGAGCGACTGGGACAAGGTGGCCTTCAAGGCGACGCCGACGGTTCTTGCGTTGCTGCTTGGCTTCTTCGCGTTCGGCCGCTTCATGGGGTGGCCGATATGACAGTCCCCGCCCCCTTTTGCGACCTCTGCACCTTCGACACCGGCACGCTGCTGATCGGGATCGCCGTCGGCCTGGCGCTCGGCATAGCCGCCGCGCTCGCGGGCCGCCGCGCGCTCGATCAGGACGACTTCCCTGCCGACGATCCGCACGCCCGGCCGTTCGCGGACAGCGATGGAGGGCGGAATGGGTGAGCACACTCATATTTCGTGGTGCGATCACACGTGGAATCCGTGGATCGGGTGCACGAAGGTCTCGCCGGCCTGCGACGGCTGCTATGCTGAGAACCTGATGGATGCCCGATACGGGCGGGTTCAGTGGGGCGGACCGGGCAAGGGTGCGGGCTCGCGGTCTCGCACGTCGGCATCGACATGGAATGACCCGTTCCGCTGGCACCGCAAGGCCGAGAAGGCCGGTTCACGGCCGTTCGTCTTCTGCGCGTCGCTCGCCGACATCTTCGACAATCAGGTGCCGGCGGAATGGCGCCGCGATGCGTTCGACGTCATGCGGCGCACGCCCCGGCTCGTCTACCTGCTGCTGACGAAGCGCCCACAGAACATCGCCCGGCTGGCGGCCGAGGCCGGCGGACTTCCGCCGAATGCAGCGATCGGGACGACGGTCGAGGATCAGAAGCGGGCGAACATGAACATTCCCGCTCTTCTCGAAGCAAAGGCAGCGCTTCGGCCACTGTTTGCCTTCCTATCCTGCGAGCCGCTACTCGGTCCAATTGACCTGACGCGGATCGACGACGGGGCCGCCCACCGCGGGGTGCCTCGGGAGGAGTGGGGGCCTGTTGATGACGAAGATAGCCCTCCGAGCCTTTGGTGGGATGCGCTGACCGGCGAGCGGACGATCATGCACGGTGGCGCAGACGGCGAGTGGTCGCGCTACGACGATAAATTAGACTGGATCATTACCGGCGGCGAGACCGACCAGGGCGCGCACAAGGCTCGGCCGACGCATCCAGATTGGTTCCGGGGGCTCCGCGACCAGGCGGCACACGAAGGCGTCCCGTTCCACCACAAGCAGAACGGGGAGTGGGTGCAGGGCGATGACGTCGAGCACGACGGCATCATCACCTTCAACCGGATGCACTGCTTCATGAGCAAGGTCGGAAAGGCCCTCTCCGGTCGGCTGCTCGACGGCGTGCTCCACGACGCGCGCCCGGAGGTGCCCCATGCACGATGACCTCTCCGCGATGAAATCCGCCGAGCGGGATTGCAGCCGGCGGGCTCTCGAACTCCAGCGGGAAGCCGCCCGGCTCCGCAAGATGATCCGCAAGCGCGTGAAGCAGGACAGGCTCGCCGCCCGCCATGCGCTCGCTGAGGCGATGGAGGACCGGGAGGATGGTTGAGGCATATCCGCTCGCGTGGCCGAACCGTCCGCGCAAGACCTCGCGTCGACGTGCGACCTTCGGGACGATGAAGGGTCACAGCCGGGCAGCGCTCACGGTTGCGGAGGCTGTCGAGCGCCTGAACGGCGAACTCGCACGGCTCGGCGCCCGCTACGTCGTCATATCGTCCAACGTCGAGACGCGGCGAGACGGCCTTCCCCGCTCGGGGCAGAAGGAGCCGGCCGACCCTGGCGTAGCCGTCTATTTTCAGCTCGCCGGAAAGCCGCATTGCCTGCCGTGCGACACCTTCGATCGGGTGGCGGACAACATGGCTGGTATCGCTGGGCACATCAAAGCCGTCCGGGTGCAGGAAGCCTATGGCGTCGCCACTGTCGCGGAGAGCTTCGCCGGGTTCGTCGCCCTGCCGCCGCCCGGCTCCAAGCGCCCCTGGCGCGAGGTGCTGGGGTTCAGCCCCGACCATCGGCCCGACCCGCAGGAAATCGCCGAACGATATCGCCGCGTAGCCCGCGACAAGCACCCTGACGCCGGCGGCAGCGAGACGGCCATGTCCGAGCTGAATGTCGCACGCGACGAAGCACTCAAGGAGATCGGGAATGGTTGACCGCCCCATCCTTTTCTCCCCGCCGATGGTGCGTGCGCTGCTCGCCGGCACGAAGACGCAGACCCGCCGCCTTCTGAGCGAGGCGCGGGTGTTCGCCACACCCGAGACCAAGGCGTTCACCCTTCGCGGCGACGACCTCGCCCGCGCTCTGCAGAACGCCTCCGGCTTCCGCCGTCTGGACGGCAACGGATGGTTCTGGGAATCGGACGCCTTCGAATGGCAAGCGCCCGCGCTGCGCACGGGCTGGATGGCTCACATCGGCTACGCGCCGGGTGACCGGCTATGGGTGAAGGAATCCAGTGCCGATGTGCACCCTTTGGCAGTTCAAGATGAGCGTTTCAGCCTCGAGGGCGAGGCGGGAATTCCCGGCCCCCCGCCGGTGAAGTATCGCCGCGTCTTCCGTGCTGACGGCGACGTGCGGCAGGTCTGGCATACATCGAGTGGTTACCCCTACCGCTCGCTGTCCGGCCCCGAGGACGAGATTGCCGCAAAACACCCCGAGGTCTGTTCGGAGTGGGTGGGGAGGCTCAAGTATCAAGCTTGGACCCCGAGCATTTACATGCCCCGCTGGGCGTCCCGCCTCACGCTGATCGTCACCGACGTGCGCGTGCAGCGCTTGCAGGACATCGGCCGCGACGACGCTATGGCGGAGGGGATTGTCCAGACTTGGGGCGACTTCATGGGCGATCCGCCCGAGTGGGCCGTCGCATCAATCAACCGGCACGGCGACGCCTCAGGCTCGCACATCTACGACAACCGCACGTCGGTCGAGAACTATCGCGAGCTTTGGAACCACATCAACGGCACCGGCTCCTGGGACGCGAACCCGTGGGTGGTCGCCTACACCTTTTCCGTCCACCAGCAGAATATCGACGCACCGGCAACGAACCCCGGAAGGGAAGCTTGATGGCGAGCGCCACAATTCCACCCGCCGTCGCCACAACTGCCCCTCTGCGCCTCACAGTGGCCGCGAGCATCGCGTTTCCGGACGGCAGCATGTCGGCCTCCGGCCTCCGCCGTGAGGCCGCACAGGGCCGGCTTGCCATCATGCGCATTGCAGGCAAGGATTACACGACCCTCGCCGCGATCGAAGAGATGCTTGAACGATGCCGCGTCCATCCAAAGGCGCCCGCCTCTGGCTCCAGCCAGACGAGCTTAGCGGCAACGGCTCGATCCGGAAGCGCTCAGTCTGGGTTATCCGAGACGGCGCACGAAAGGTCAGCACTGGATGCGCTCCTGGCGATCGTGCGGGAGCCGAACAAGCCCTCGCCCGGTTCATCACCGCGAAGCACCAGGCGCCGCGCCTGCGCGGACGTCACCCCTCTGAGATCCTGATCGCCGACGTACTCACCATCTATGTCACCGATGTCGGGCCGCAGGTTGCGCGGTACTCCGAGCTTAAGCAGCGCGTGGCTCAGCTCGCGGAATGGTGGCAGCTGCGCAAGCTGATCGATGTCAACGGCCGCTCCTGCCGCGACTATGTCGCGTGGCGCATCAAGCAGCCCGTTAGATCTGCCAAGCCAGAGAAGACCGGAAACCCCGCCCGTCTCGTGTCGCCGGCGGCGGCGCGGCGCGAGCTGGAAGACTTGCGCGCAGCCATCAACCATCACCGCAAAGAGGGGCTGTGCTCCGAAGTGGTTGAGGTCGTGTTGCCGGCGAAGCCCCTGCCGCGCGAGCGCTGGCTTACCCGCTCGGAGGCCGCCCGCCTGCTATGGGCGGCATGGCGCTATCGTGAAATACAGAAGGGCGTGCCGACGGATCGTCGCTCGCGGCGCCACGTCGCCCGCTTCATCCTCGTCGCGCTTTACACCGGCACCCGCTCGGCCGCCATCTGCGGCGCCGCGCTTGCGCCGAAACCCGGCCGCGGCTGGATCGACCTCGACAGCGGCGTGTTCTTCCGCCGCGCCATAGGCGTGCGCGAGACGAACAAGCGCCAGACTCCGGTGCGCCTGCCGACGCGCCTGGTCGCCCATATTCGCCGATGGACGGAATCGGGCGCATCGCGACGTTCGGTGGTGGAGTGGAACGGCGAGGCCGTCACCAGCGTGAAAAAGTCCTTCGGCCGGGCTGTCGCGGACGCCGGGCTCGGGCCGGAGGTGACGCCCCATATCCTTCGGCACACCTGCGCCACATGGCTGATGCAGGCCGGCGTGGATCTATGGGATGCCGCAAGCTTCCTCGGCATGACCGTACAGCAGCTCGAAGCCACCTACGGCCACCATCATCCCGACTTCCAATCTGCCGCCGCTGAAGCGTTAGGGGGACAGAATGGGGACAGAAACAACGTGAACAAAACGAGACGGCCGGCCTCCAACGTCACGCAGTTAAGCGCCTTTGCGAAGGCTTCCGGCTAGAGCAAAACGTTCGGGACGAGGGGGTCGCAGGTTCAAATCCTGCCACTCCGACCACGCGGACCCACGTCATGGCGATGACGGGGTTGATGGGCACACCAGGGCCCACGGAACTGAACAGATGGACGGCACCGCCCAATGGCGCATGCCCAAGGTTCAGGAAGGCAAGATCTCACCATTCTACGCCAAGGCTGAAGGCAATTGCGGCGCATAGGACGACGCAATCGGGTGTGGTACGCATGACCTGACCGGGATCGCGAACGAGATTGCGCGCAATGACTGATATCTGGAG